GCAGCTGAGAAGCTGATCGCTGAGATTTTCAATCTCAACCTTGCCAACCGGCAGACCTCTCTCAAAACCGACGAGCTCATCAACCAGAACAACATCGACAAGGGCAACCTTGGGCAATTCGTTGCCTGGCTCAAGCGAGCCAACGAGATCGGTCTCGGTGCTGACACCGTCCTCGAACTCCTCAAACGCAGAGGGGGCAAAGGGCCTATGCCCAAAATCTACAACCCCGCTACTAAAAAATACGAGAACCCCGGTTCTCCAAAATCTGGAAAAGAACAATACCCACCTGAAGTAACACTGATCGAATAAGGGATAACAAAATGACAAATCAAACGACGACTAAAACGACGAAACAAACAACAATCTTCAAATCCGCTTATGATCCCCACCCCAGACAACACCCACTCCTCTCTTCAAAATCTCTGACTCACCAATCTATGGCCCCCGAGTGCGACATCAATTCCATCATGAAAAAATACGAGCGGACCGGGATCCTCGAACACCGGAACCGCTTCGAAGGCGCCTATGGCGACTTCACCTCATCACCCGAGTCCTATCACGAGGCTATGAACAGCGTCCTGCTTGCAGACGAAATGTTCTCCACACTCCCCTCGAAAGTGCGTCGGCGGTTCCATAATGACCCCGCCGCCTTTCTCGAGTTCACCGCGAACCCTGAGAACGCCGAGGAAATGGTTCGCATGGGGCTCGCTACGGCCCGCGAGACGCAAGTATCGAGCGGGGACGTCATCGAGCCCCGTACCCCACCAAAAGCGGCCCCTAAGGCCGCTCCCAAGCCCCCTGAAGAGGGGGCGTAAAACACCGGCACAGTTCCCTACTTGATGTAACTGTGCTAGGTGACACCTTTCACCTCAAAATGGAGTAAATCACGACATGTCAAAACGCTCAAAAATGAGCAGACGCTCATCGCGCAAAAACTTCTCCCGCGGATCCAAGATCAAGGGGAAAAACTTCTCCTCCGGACCCATGCGGGGCGGAATCCGTCTCTGATGGAGGCGTGCCTCGCAGCCCCTGCAATGGAGCCGGATATGCCATGCTACAGCCCCCTCGCAGGCTACTTTCACCTCGGGAAATTCACTATGTCCCGCCCAAAAGGATGCGATCAACGCATGACTGTGCCCTGCGGACAATGCATTGGCTGCCGCCTCGAACGCTCCCGCCAGTGGGCGGTTCGCTGCGTCCACGAGGCCCAAATGCATGACGACAGCTGCTTCGTCACTCTGACCTACGATGACGAAAACCTACCCTACGGCTCTACGCTTCAAAGAGCCGACTTCCAAAAATTCATGAAGCGACTACTTAAAAACTCGGGCTGCAAAGTCCGGGTTTTTTATTGCGGCGAATATGGGGGCGAGACACAACGCCCCCATTATCACGCCTGCCTGTTCGGATATCGTCCTAACGATCCCGAACTATTTTCGACCTCGGGCGAATATCCCCTCTACACGTCTAAATTCCTCACTAAGACGTGGGGGCTCGGCCACGCTTCCTTCGGTGAATTAACATTCGAAACGGCGGCATATACCGCCCGTTATTGCACTAAGAAATTCACCGGACCTGATGCCGACGCCCATTATGAAACGATTGACCCCGAGACAGGGGAAATCACGACTCGCACCCCGGAGTTCTCCGGGCAGTCCCTCCGCCCTGGCATTGGTGCCAGGTGGCTCGACCGCTACGGTGCTGACACCTACGAAAAGAACGAGGTCATCCTTCGTGGCAAAGCCATGAAGCCTCCTCGCTTCTATGACAAATACTTCGAAAATATCGACTTCGCCTTGGTCGAAATGGCCAAGGAAGCAAGACGCCTGGAGCACAACCGTCGCCAGGCGAAACTCGGGCCTGACTATGCCCACTCCCGCCGTGCGTATGCAGGGCAAAAAATCGCGCAAAAGCGCCTAACAACAAGGGACAATATCAAATGACTGACCTCCTTATGTTCTCGATCCGCGACAGCGGCGCTGAATTCTTCATTCAGCCGTTCTTCGCTCCGACGTGTGCCGTCGCTGCCAGGATGTTTATATCCTCCCTGGGCGACTCTTTCCCCCATCGGGCGCACTTCGACCTGTTCCAAATCGGAACCTGGTCGAGTGAGACCGGCCAGGCTGTCGGGGACACCCCGAAACTGGTCCTGGCCGGGCTGTCGATCGACAACAAACTGGACCCGCGTATGCCTGGTGCAGACGCGGCTCTCAACGTCAACAAGGGATAAATCCGATGAAATCAGTAATGAAACACAATTTCAGCCAGGTCCCCCGTGCTGAAATTCCTCGCTCTTCCTTCGACCGCTCATGCGGTCACAAAACCACATTCGATGCGGGCTACCTGATCCCGATCTACATCGATGAAGCCTTGCCAGGTGACACCTTCAACGCCAAGCTGCACGCCTTTGGCCGCCTGGCGACACCGCTTCACCCGTTCATGGACAACCTGTTCATTGACACCCATTTCTTCTTTGTCCCCAATCGATTGCTTTGGGACAACTGGGAGCGCTTCAACGGCGCTCAAGACAATCCGGGCGACTCTACCGACTACCTGGTCCCTCAGATGGTCGCCCCGGCCACCGTAGGCTATGCCAACGGCAGTCTGAGCGACCACTTCGGGATACCGACCGAGGTCGCAGATCTCACTCACTCGTCGCTCTGGCATCGAGCCTACAACCTGATCTGGAACGAATGGTTCCGAGATCAGAACCTGCAGGACTCAGTCGTCGTCGATAAGGACGACGGCCCTGACGATCCTGCTGACTATGTCATCCTGCGGCGCGGTAAGCGCCACGACTATTTCACTTCGGCGCTGCCCTGGCCTCAAAAAGGCCCCGCAGTAGATCTTCCCCTGGGAACCTCTGCCCCCATCGTCTCGAACACTGGCGACTATGTCGCTAACGGGGGCAACAACGCCTGGGCTCCGGCCCAGGACTCGCTTCCCGCCGACGTCGGCGGGACCAGGACGTTTACCAACGTCATCGCGGATCTCTCCGACGCCACGGCCGCGACCATCAACCAACTCCGCCAGGCGTTCCAGATCCAGAAGCTCTACGAGCGGGACGCCAGGGGCGGAACGCGCTATATCGAGCTGCTGAAGTCACACTTCGGCGTCACGAGCCCTGACGCGCGCCTACAGCGCCCTGAATACCTTGGGGGCTCCTCTGCCCCCATCGCAGTGAACCCGGTCGCTCAGACCTCCTCCACGGACGCTACGACCCCACAAGGCAACCTGGCCGGCTACGGCACCGCAGCTCTGCGCGGTCACGGCTTCAACAAGTCCTTCGTGGAACACGGGGTCATCATCGGCCTCGTCTCGATCAGAGCCGATCTAACCTACCAGCAAGGGCTCAACCGCATGTTCTCGCGGGAAACACGCTGGGATTTCTACTGGCCTGCCCTCGCCCACATCGGCGAGCAAGCCGTTCTGAACAAGGAAATCTATGCACAAGGCACTTCTCAAGATGAGGAGGCTTTCGGCTATCAGGAGCGCTTCGCGGAGTATCGCTATAAGCCGAGCCTCATTACCGGACAATTCAGAAGCAACTTCGCAACCTCCCTGGACACCTGGCACCTCTCCCAGGACTTCGCTTCTCTCCCGGCCCTCAACGCTTCGTTTATCGAAGAAAACCCTCCCGTCGACCGAGTGATCAGTGTCACGTCGTACCCCCATATGATCCTCGACACGCATATGGAGCTCAAATGCGCCCGCCCGATGCCCATCTACTCTGTTCCAGGGCTCATCGACCATTTCTAAGCAAAAGCCGGCTCCCTCGCATTTCCAAGCGGCGGAGCCGCAACGCCTCAGAAAGGGCACAACATGGGACTTCTACCGGTACTTGGCGCAATCGGCGGCGCTCTCTTTCAAAACGCCGGAAACAAGGCCGCCTCGGCGAAGGCTATGGCCTTCGAAGAACGCATGTCGAACACCGCGCATCAGCGCGAGATCAAAGACCTTGAGGCCGCTGGCCTCAACCCCATCCTCTCCGCCAAACTCGGCGGAGCCTCTACCCCATCGGGATCGGCAATCCCGATGCAGAACCCAACTGGCGGCGTGCCTGCCGCCATCTCAACTGCGCTCCAGGCGAAAAAGAATAACGCCGAAATCGCGGCGATCGAAAGTACGACCGCCCTCAACAACGAGCGCATCAACTCCGAAAAAACCGGCCAGATATTAGCAACGGCTAATGCTGGCCTCTCTACCGCTAATACTGGCCTCTCCATGGCAAACATTGCCAACACCGAGGAGCGCACGCGAACTCAAGAGGCCCTCACCGAGCAGGAAAAGACCCGCATCAATACCGCTTACTTCGACCTGAAGCTAACCCGTCACCAAGAGGCCATCGCGAATGCGGAGGCCGAACGCGCTTTGCGCGACTACGACATTACGGTCGGGAAAGCGGGCGTCATGCTCGCTTGGCTCGAGAGAGCCAAACAAATCGGCCTAGGGGCCGATACAATCGTCCAACTCCTCAAATCTCGCAAACCGGGAAAAGGCCTTCCGCCTATCTACAACCC